TCATCCCCTTTTGATCTTCTGAAACCAAGTAAGCAAACTTTTCTTCTCATTCCTCGCATACAATCGAGTCACATTCGTACGAAAAGCAGACAGACACTTTCTCCATTCTTCCATTGATTCGTCACTTCTATCAGGAAGATTCGTCAATAATGCCCAAGCATCATCTTTGAGTTCAGGAAAGCGCATAATCAAACGTGAATAGCTCTCCTGCAAGTCAAGCAGCATGGCGTCGGCCTCCCGTTCTCGATTCTCAAATGCGATGCGAACATCCTGATTTACCAAGCGGTCATCATACATGCGTTTGTTGTCTTCATATCGACTCTTTGCAGCAATTGCCTCACGCACAGCATCATTATGGGCCAAGCACAGACGAATGAAAGCAGCGAAATCCATAATCAGCTTATCGTTCTGATTGACATAGTATTCATGTCGGATTCGCTTTTTCTCCCGATGACCTTGTGCAAGGCTGACGATAACGGAAGCGCAAGCGCCAAGCAGCGCGCCGAGAAGCACGCTCACACCGGACCACCAGCTTTGCGAAAACAACAAGTTCAGATCTGCAATAATCAAGCCCACCCGTTCACATCTCCTCGAACTCTTGCGCCGGGATGGCGGTGTCGAACAGGCCGACCTGCGCATCCTGCTCGTGCTTGTCGATGCCGGCGTACGAGAGGCTGTCGTCCTCGTAGCGCTTGAACTTGTACACGGCGTCGTTCATGCGCGCCGGGTTGAACACGTTCAGGCTCAGCAGCAGCTCGAAGTCGCCCTTGGTCAGTCCCGCGACCTTCTTGAACAGTTCCGGTTCCAGCTTCGTGATGACGTCCTTCAGCGTCTGCTCGCGGTAGTCCGTCAGGTACATGAAGATCGGGATGCGCGTGGCGAACTTAATGAGCTTCTCCTGCACCTGCTTGCGAAGGCTCTTGGTCTCCTTCTCCGCGTCGCGCAGCTCCTTCTTCTCCTCCTTGGTGGGTTTCTCGTCCTTGCTTTTCATCTCCTTGATCTGTTCGGACTTGTTGATGATCTTCTCCAAGTCGTCGTTCAGGCTGCGGAAGCCCTCGATGCTCATGAGCGCGTCCATCGCCCGCTGATTGTTCATCAGATTGCGCAGGGTCAGGTCGTCCACGTTCACGAGCAGCGCGCTCTCCCAGCGCTTCGCCAGCAGCGTGGCCGAGGTGCCGGAGGATGCGATGTCGAGCACGTCGGTGGCGTTGACCTGCTTCATGCTGCTGCCGTCGTAGGCGAGCACCGGCAGGAAGTGGATGAACTCGCCCACGCTCTGCTCCGGCGAGATCGACTGGTCGGGATGCAGCGAGCAGCTGTAGTCCGCGATCTGCCGCAGGGCACGGGTCGGCGCGAAGTCGAACACGTAGCATTCGCGCTTGAGGATCGCGGTCTCGTTGGGATGCAGCCCGTCCGGGTTGTCGATGGTCCACGGCGACTGCACGCGGAACGCCGCCTGGAAATACGTCTCCGGGCTCTTCAGGTTGCGCAGCATGAGGATGCCGGTCCACGGCTTGACCGTCACGCCCGTGGTCAGCTTGCCGCACGACAGGGTGATGGTCTTCGACTCCAGCGGATCCGCCATCGACGCGCGCACCGGCCCCAATGCCTCCAAACCGATGCCCGCTCCCGCACCGGCGCACACGTTCACCGTGTAGTCGTGGTAGAACACGTTCTGCCGCTGCGCCAGCATGTTCGCCATCGCGTGACAGGACGCAACGGACGGCATGAACCAGAACGTGTGCGTCAGGATGTTCTTCAGACGGGAGTCCGAGTACGGCATGGGCGGTTTCTTCGCGCCCATCTTCAGCATGTCCACCGTGGTCTCGGCGAACCCGCCACGCAGCAGGTCGAGCCACTTCTGCACCTCGTTCGGGTGCTTGAACTCGGCGTCCTCGCCATCGCCCTTCGCGGCGAAGAACTCGTTGAGGTCGAACTCATCGAACTCGCCGCCTGACGCGATCTCGCGGATCTGGTCGGGCATCTGGTACGTCATCAACACCATACGCGGCAAGGATTCATACGGGTTCTTGCCATCCGCCGGCTTCCAGCGTTCCTTGGCGCGCTGCTCGTCGGAGTACGTCCAGTTGAAGATCTGCTCCTCGATGAACTCGCCGTTGGCGATGGCACGGAACGGCGTGCCCGACAGGAACAGGTACGCGCCCGTGGTGATGGGCAGGAAGTCCGTGTCGCCCTGCTCGAAGCTCTCGTCGATGATCTGGGCGACCGAGTTCATGTTGTCGTTCTGCTCGCGTTTGTCCTCTTCCTCGAAGAGTTCGCGGGCGCTGTCTCGCCACGCGCCGAAGTGGTATTCGTCGAAGATGACCAGATCCCAGTTGACCTCGTGCACCCACTCGTTGCGGGCCTTGATGCCACCCATATCGTTCTTGCCCAAGTAGTCCTGGAACGAGCCGAAGCACACGATGGGCCGGGTCTTGTCCGCATGCTCGTAGTCCAGACCGCCTTCTTCGAGCATGGTCTCACGGGAGATGAACTGCCATCCCTCGAAGTCCTTGTGTGACTCTAGATCCTCGCGCCACGAGTTCTCCACGGCCGGCTTGAATGTCAGCACCAGCACACGCTTATAGCCTTGCGCCTTGGCGAACTCGTAGCTGGTGAACGTCTTGCCGAAGCGCATCTTCGCGTTCCACAGGAAGCGAGGCGGTTTGCCGGGATTGTCCTTCTCGAACTGCGCGAAATACGCCCGCGTCTTCTCCACGGCCGCACGCTGCTCCGGGCGCATGCCGAAGCTCTGCGTACGCTGCGTCATCGAATCACGACGCTCACGGACCGCCTCGACGGCGTTCCTCACGTCCTTGACCGAACAGCGGAACCACTCGCCACCCGTACGAGTGAAATTCTGCTCAAGCAGTTTGTGTACGGGATGGTCGTCGAACGCGGAACCGTCATCACGCATCGCGCTTTCCTCCAGCACGATACGGAAGTTCACCTGAGCGGTCTTCGTCTGCTCAAGGATGCGGGTGCGCGCATCACGATCCGTGTATCCGACTTTCAGCTGACCTTGATGGTCAGCATCGTCAATCGCGTAGGCATAGATAGTCGGTGTGAGGGCAAGGCGCTGTGGGAAGAAGTTGTCAGGCATTGCCGTCATCCTCCATCTGCATCGACGGAATGGATTCGTCGATTAGTTTCCTCTCTTCATCGGTCAAGCCATACTTGTCAAACAGTTCGGCATCTGACCAATGTCGTGATACATCGGGCGTTGGCACAAACTCATATGCACGAGGTGCCATGTCCTGAGTAGATGTCCTTAGTGAAATCAGGTACCGCACAAACTTCGTACGAAGATAATCTGCTGCATTAACCGCAGCAGATTCCGAATCGGAGGCCGGGAAGAAAACGACATAAGTGTTTGAACTACAGCTGCCCGGCTCACTAATCTTCGGCTTGCCGATAATGGTGCTACCAGGATTCCCAGATCTCGGAATCAGTACTTTATACCTGCGAATGTCGGATGTGTTGCGGGTTACGTACTTTTCTGCGATCCAGCACTCGCCGTGAGCGATATAAACCTTAATGGGATGCCCTGCGTCTTTGATTTTCGAGATGGAGTACTCACCCTTACCATCTGCCGTTTGCAACGTTCCGAAACGGCCATCCTTATCCCATTTAACTCTTGTATGGAATCCAAAGTAACGGCCTGCATTCAAAGATGCCGACATTGGGCTCTCATTCATGGCCTTCACTTTGTCCAAGATTGCTATAGCGCGTGAGTCTCGGATGAATGTCTCCATTCCCTTTTCCAGCAAAGGACGCGTGCTGCGAATTACATCATCCCCAATATGCGAATAGATCTTGCAGTCGCCATGAGTGTCCCTCTCCCAAAGGAAATAACAGACACCACCCTTAATCTCCTGACCGGGGAAACACTGACTTGCGTCAGAGAAATCGTGCAGTATCCGAATTTGATCGTCATGAAGCATATCGTGACGGAAGAGATCCAATCCCCGCCCTCCGCCGAACCATCGGGATGGGATAATCATCGAGAGGAATCGGGGATTCATCTTTTTTGCCTGCTCGACAAATTTTTGGTAGATAGGAACGGCGCTTGCTCCGGCGCCACCATCACTGAGCTGGTACGGAGGATTGCCGACGATGACATCGAACTGCATGTTCTTGAGGATCCTTTCCGGGTGGAAGGTGTGGATGAATTCGTACGTGTAGCTTTCCAGGGTGCTGCTGCGGTCATACTGTTGCTTACTGGCGCCGCAGTAGACACAATTCTTGCCGTCCCAGAGATGCTCGATAGCCTTGTAATGGATGTGCCCGTCTGGATTGTCGAACAGTGAGTCAATGGAGTACTTGCTGTTGGCCTTCTTCGAGCAGTACAGCGTGCGGCGTGACAGCAGCGCAGTCAGCTCGGTGATGGCGATGCCCCACACCTGATAGTTCAGGATGTGGTTGATGCGGTCCTGAAGATCCGGGAACTCCGGCTCCAAGCCGATCAGCAGACGCTTGGTGATCTCACGCAGGAACACGCCGGTCTTGGTGAACGGGTCAAGGAACGTGATCGAACTGTCCGTCCAGATCTCCTCAGGCAACAGATCCAGCACCTTGTTGGCAAGCTGCGGCGAGGTGAACACCTCGTCGTTGGACAGGTTCGCCAGACACGACAGCACGTCCGGGTTATAGGACTTGTTGCCGAGATCCAGTCGGCTACTCATATTTGGCTACCTCCAGGAAACTCGTCAACGGGTATTCCCTGATCGGTTTCGGGATGACCTTGCCCATCTCGTCCTCGTCGATCTCGTCCAACATGTCGAACGTCGGCTCCTGTGTCGAAACGTTCAGCAACGCGGCGAACGTGAAGTCGCGGCGCTTAACCTTGCTGCCCATCACCAGCGACCACTCCGGGAACACGATCGGCTCGCCTTCGCTGTCGGTCAGGGTCAGCGCGTCGCCGCACAGGATGTTCTTCGACAGCAGGTAGCGGATCGAATCCAACACCTCGGGGCGGCAGCCATTCCTGAAGTGCTGCTCGTACTCGTCCTTGACGATGCCGAACAGTCGCTCGCGGCATTCCTCCACGTTGTCCGCCATGATGTCCACGCCGTAGATGGACGACACCGCCACGAATGTGTATCGCTCGTACTCCAGCTGGCTCTTGCCGTAGCGTTCGCCGACCACGGCGAGTTTGCGGCGCAGGACTTCGGACAGGAAGTTGCCGTCGCCGCACGCCGGTTCGAGGAAACGGCTGTCGATGCGTTCGGTCTCCTGTTTGACCATGTCGAGCATGGCGTTGACCTCGCGCTCGTTGGTAAAGACCTCACCGTGCTCTCCGACGCGCTGTTTCGACTTGACCTGTGCTGCCACTGGAAACCTCCTTGAAGTTCCATACTACGAGCCGAACGGGATGTTTCCGGGAAATACAGAAAAAGCCGGCACCCGACGCCCATAAAGGCGACGAGTGCCGTAAGCGATTACGCTCTTACTGGATCAGGCGCCCGAACACCGTCAGCGGTAGTAAGTCGAGTTGATGGCCTTGCGCGGGTCGTCCGATGAATCCTCAAGAGCGATCCACCAGCCCAGATCGGGACTGTTGTCCGAATTGAAGAACACGTCCTTCACGCGGTAGAACTTGTCGCGCCAATAGAATCCCGCTCCAATCGGCGGCAGCACCCCGCTCAATTCCAACAGTCCACCTCCAGTGTCGATTTCCTCGCCTGAGGGAAGAAGAACATTAAGACGAAACGTCTCGTTCATAGTCGTCCTTTCGCTATTGATTGTTGATGCCTTTCCCGATCGGTTTGTCGAAGCTTCGCTTGCAGGCTATACCCACTTCGCAACTTTTGGCAAAGGTGCGAAACGTTGGAATCAGTGGTAAATCGCGCGCACCCACAGGCGTACGTGCGTTATGCCCGTACGTACATATGAGCATGCGCGCACGCCCGCGAATACACTCCTACCTCGACATCATTCGTTGGTTTTGGCATCTTTGCTCAGCTTGCCGCTGAACGCTTGGTTGACAAGCGTGTAGACGGCCTGTGCGACGCCGATGACGCCGGTGAGGACGATGCCCCATCCGTAGCCGTGGAAGCCGTTGGTGGCGGCGATGGCGAGAACGCCGAGCAGGATACTCACGCCGAGGGACGTCAGGCCCACGTAGTCGGCGGGGATGTACTTCTTGAACGCCTGTACGAGCGCGGGCGCAACGAGAGCGACGATACCGGCTGCGAGGGTGGTTGTTGCGGAAATATCCATAAATGTTCTCCTTGGTTGGTTAGTTTCAGATATGGGAAGCGCGGCCTTCGGCGGTATGCCGAAGGCCGCAGGGACGGTTCAGCGGCCGTCTAGTAGCGCAGTTGCTGTCCGGGATAGATGAGGTTCGGGTTCCTCAGCCCGTTGAGTTGGGCGACGCGCTGCCAGCCGGACGCGCCGAAGATGCCGCTCAGCGTCTCACCGCTCCTGACGACGTGGATCCGCGTGCCGCCTCCTCGGTAGGTGACGGTCTGGCCGGGCCAGATACGGTTGATATCGCCGGATGGCACGCTTCATGCGGTCACGGGCCATAGTCCGGTGCGAGCTGAGGCTGCGGCGTCGGTGCCGGCGTGGGCGTGACGGTGGTGTTGCCGGGGTTGGCGTTCTTGTTCCACTGTGCGGTGGTACCGCGGAAGTAGTTCAGATCCAATGGGCCGGCGTATCCAGGGATGCGGCCGTTGCTGGTGTACTGGCGCATGGCCTCGCCGTAGCGCCCATAGTTCCACGGTCTCGTCTGGTACCCGGTCGCGTTGTTGTTGGCGTACTGCGCGACCCATAGGCCGCAGTGGCTGCGCACGTCGGCCGGGATCTGGTACAGGTAGGCGGCGGACGTGTAGACGAGCGGACATACGTCGGTCCTCGCGTGGACGTGGTTGACGAAGGCGCGCACCCAGTTGGAGTTGCCCCATGCGGCGTTCTGGTAGCCCTCCCAATCGAGCACGAGGACCGCTCGGCCGATGTAGGGGCGCACGGTGTTGACGAAGTAGTCGGCTTCGGCGGTCACGTTGCCGCCGCCGGCGTAGTGGTAGAAGCCGAGGCTCTTGCCTCGTTGTCGCACGCAGTTGTCCTGGCTGGTCATGTACCCGTTGGTGAAGCCGGTGCCTTGCGTGGCCTTGACCACGGCGAAGTCGTAGTCGGCGGTGCAGGTGACGGTCGGAGACTGCCAGCCGCTCACGTCGATTCCATGCATGTCGGCCATAGCGCTGGGCGTGACGGTGAGCATGGCGAGTAGCAGTGTCGTGGCCGCGAGTAGTCGGTGTCTGATTCTGGACATGCCTTTGTCCTCTCTTATGAGGAAAGCCCCATTGCGAGTGGCGTCGCATGGGGCTTTCCGGTTGTGACTGATCGGTCTGTTCTGTTGTTCTTCAGTTATGGGTGTGTGGCTGGTAGTTCCAGTCGTCGGTGTCGAGCCGGTGCCGGTAGTCGTCTTCGAGTTGCTGGCAGCGCACGTGGCCGGGTCCGTTGCCGCCGCGTTCCGCGTACGCCTTGCCGGCTTCGAGCTGGTGTTCGTGCTGCATGCGGCTCGTGGTGGGTAGGAACAGGCTTTGCCGGTAGATCTCCAGTTCGAGCCGGCGGATGGTCGCGGATTCGGCGATGGCCTGTTCGAGGTTCCTGCGTTGGTCGATGCGGCGTAGCAGCCACGAGACGATGCTGGTGACGACGCAGCTGCCGATGACCGTGCACAGGATGAGAATCAGCGGATGCGTAGTTGAAAGATTCATTTCCTTGCTGCGCCCTCGACACGGAACGTGAATGACGGAGAGCAGACGTTGGGACCGCTAGAACCCGTATCCACATACAAGGTGTAGGGGGTCGCCGCTTCCAGACTGTCGAAGAACTCAAGAGAGACGTTGCCGGTACCTTTGACAGGTGTGGCCTTGACACCAACCCGAGAAACACCATCCGTAAGTCCCCGAGAGGAAACCAACATCATTGTGACGAATCTGACGACACGGGTGTCTATAGGTGAGAACTCAAAGGTGTCCGGCAGCACTTGAATCTCCACCGGCCCCTCAATACTAGTCGCACTCCGATATCCCGGATTGGGCGAGAGCGTGATTATCGGATCATAGAAGATGCCCATACCTCTGTAAACAATCAACGTGCCGACATCGAACGGCGATGCGTAAAGCCCCATCTGCGAGTACGAACGGGCGTTATCCTTCAAATACAAAACGCCATCGGAATATATGCTGAAATCAGGCCCCGGCCTGACGATGCCTGCCTTATCAGCCGTTGCAAGACCGCCGGCATCGCCAGGGTCTCCCTTCTCGCCCTTCTCGCCTTGCTTTCCGCGCGGCAATCCGAGTGTGATGGTGGTGTCTCCATTCGAGTCGGTGCCGGTGCTCACGGTCGGGGTGGCGGTGTCGAGCGCCGTGACGGTCACGCTGCTGATCTTGGATCCGCGCGGGATGCCGAGGTTGAGCTTGCGCTTCACACCGGTACCGGTCAACGCTCCGGTCGCTTTCTTGGATGGCGCAAGAGTGGAAACGGTGCCGATATCGATGCTCGCCTCGGCAATCATCTGTTTGGCCTCGTCAATGGTGTCATGCAGATCCCTCAACGGATCCGCGATCTCCGAAGCCTTGGCATTGATGCGGGCAGGTTCGATGATGACGGGGATATTGCGGCTGGCGATCACGTGCCAGTCGGCATCCTGTAGCAGGGCACGTGGCACGGGCGCGGTGAAGCTGACTTTGTAGACGCCGGTCGCGTTATCGGTGCCGGCGGTTTTCGTCATATCGGTGAAGCCGCCGCCGCTGTTCGGGTCGGTGGGGTCGCGATTCCATGTGAGCTTCGCGGGCAGGCCGTTGAGGTCGTCCACGTCGTTGCCGCCGTCGGTGATGTTGAATTTGAGGATGCGCCCATCCGTGTCCCCGGCGTTCAGACGGATGGCGGGCGTGTAGTCGTTGGCGAGGTCGAGCGTGGTCTCGATGGTCCGGTACTTCTCGATTTCATAGCGTGCCAAGATGGCTTCCTTACTCGGTAGTGTCCTGTTTGACGAACGCGCCGTCCGTGAACGTCCACGTGCCCGTGGCGTCGGTGATGCTGATTGAATCACCCAAGGTGATGGCGAGATTTTCGTAATGGAGAGTGACGCCGCTAGTGGATTGGCGGATGGCTTGGGCGTGGTTGGCGGCGATTACGGCCGCATCGTCCCACATCCCGGATTTCGCGGTGACGGTCTCCGCCGTCGTGTCCCACGTAGGCTGCTTGTTGGCGAGAGTTGCGCTGGTGTTGTCCCAGCTGGCGGATTTCTGTTCGAGGGTGGCAGCGGCGGTGTTCCACTTGTCGCTGTTGTCCACGACGGTCTGGGCGACTTGATCCCATTTGGATGCGTTCTGCGTGACCTGTTGGCTGGTGCTCTGCCATGTGGCGGTGCCGGCAATCACCCGGTCGAGGCGTTGCTCGGCGCTGTGGCTTGAGGCGGTGAACCGTTCGATGATATTGCCGATGGTGATGACCGTCAGCGCCGGGTCGAGCAGGTCCTCCTCCAGTTGGAGCACACGGCCCGCGAGCCTGAGGTCCGGGGTGAAGGTGGTATCCACGAGCAGCACGCGGTCGCCCAACGCGACGCCGGCGGTGTCCATGCCGGCCTTGGCGAGGGTAAGCACGTCGGCCTCGTAGCTGACCGTGGGCGTGCTGCGACGTTTGAGCTCGGCCTTGGTTTCGGCGAGCAGTTGTTGCTTGTCATCCATGAATCCGAGCTTGTCCGCCGGGCTCAGGGTGGCAATCGTGGAGGTGTCATGCGCCTTGCCCACCACCGCGAGGCTCACGGACGTGGGCAGCGTCACCTGATTGGTCTGCAAAACCATAAATCGTTTTCCTTACTGTGGGTTGATGTTTACTTGCCGCCGAACAGCTGCTTGAGCAGCCCGACGTTCGGGTTCGCCGCAGCGTCTGGCGTGCCTGCCGGATCCGCGACCTTCGCCGCGGACGGCTTGACCTGCGCGGCCATGTAGGTCTTGATGGCCTGGGCGTGGGCGTTGATCTCCTCGGCCGTCTCGCCACGCAGCAGATCGACTGGGACGCCGGTCTTCCGGGCGACTTCGTCGCGCCATGTGAGACGCTGCTGGGCGGTCTTCAGATCGTTGAGTTTCTTCTCCGCGCGGGTGGCCCGCGCTTCGAGCTTCTGCGTTTCCGTCAACTGGGATTCCTTCAACGCGGCCAGCTCGTCCGCGGCGTTCTTGTTCGCCTCGGCCTTGCCCCGCCATGACTTCGCCCGTTCGAGCTCCGCCTCGTAGCGGGCCTTCCAATCGATGCCCTCCGGCGGCGAATCCTGTTCGCCGGTGTTCCGAGCGTCGTTGTCTTCGGCCATACGGCCTCCTTCCGCCCATCTTCGGGCATAAGAAAAGCCACCACGGAAAACCGTGATGGCTGGTGATTTATGTTCTTATTACACTAAATTAGTGCTGGAATAATTAGTTGCTAGTATCTTACCTAAGAACAAGTCTCCTGGATATTGTCCAATCGGAGCATCTCCAAAAGTACGCTCCATTTTTTTAGTATCAAGATTCCAAGATCTGCTTATGTGATCAATGATCACATCGTCTTCAGGTCGTCGTATCGCCATACATTCTTGAGATATATCAATGTTGAATCCAACATGATCAAAACGAGACTTTTTCAGAAACTCTGCATATTTTTTCACATGCGTTGAACTTAGGAATGTATCTACAAATTCTTTATTGAAGGGCGGTTTAAAGTATCGTATTAGGCCCGCTTCTTCCAAAGTTACGACCTTAGATTTGTAATCTTTAGAAAAAGCCATGCCATTGGATTTAATTTTATCTCCGATATCCATTCCGTTAATGGAATTGATAGAAAGCATGGCAGAAGTAGCTTGAACCTCGCAATCAAGTTCCAGTATGCGAACTTCTTTATCTTTATGCCTTGACTGAAAAACGCTTAATATCTTTGTAAAAGTTTTATGACCTTCAATAAGGCGTTCTGTCGCGCTCCGTGGCACCTCTCGATCGTCGCTGCCAAATGCTTGTCCAATATACTGGATGTCAAAAACACAATAATTACATATAATTCGAGAGAAAGCTTCAGAGGCTTTCTTAATGAGCTTCTTTTTCTTCTTCGGTATTTTATGAGAGCTTTCCCAATTAGGGGCATATAGGAGGAACTCCCTTATACGCTTCAATATATTATTGAGAAACTCATACCCTGACATTGGTAGATTGTCAGCAATCACTGACAATCCATCATCAATAATACTTACTTGAGAGAAGCCGAGATCTCTAGGAATGTCAAGATGATCTCTATTTATACTTTCACCATTTAGCGAAAAGCGATGAAACCAAATTCTGACACCTGCTCCCATTGACTCATATTTGTCAATAATCACATTAGAAGCAGAGCATATAAGATACACATGATTATTGATTGATTGCTCTTTAAAAAAGTCATCATACAAAGTTTCGGTCATAACGCTTGTGGCCTGATAATTACCTACAACCAGCCAAGATCCAGTCATAGACATCATGTTACCATAGGAATCCATGCTATTCCTTGTCAGTTATGGCTTTCATAGCATGCTACCGCCTATTACCGAGGACGTCAGGCATGACAGGTGAACTGTAGAAGCGTTCGGCCTTGCCAGTTTTCTTGTTCACGTACCAGTCGCAGTCGTCGAGCATGACGAAGTCAGAATCCATAGGAACGTGGTAGTACTCGGCATCCTCATGCCCTTCCTCTGCGGTGGGTATGCCGCCGTTGACCTGTTCAACGATTTGCCGTGCCTGATGGTAGCTGGTGACTTTGTTCGTCATTCCGTCCTTCCTGACTTGGTGGCGTGGATTCGGCCCAGTTGTCGTACTCGTTGGAGTGCTGCCGCCATGCGGTATCGTCGCGGTGGGCTCGTTGGAGTTTCCACTCGTTCCAGCTTCGCACGGTGTCGGGATCTGCGACCCATGGCTTCGCGTAGGCTGGCGCGTCCTTGAAGCTCGATCGTCCGCCTTCGAGCAGACTATCGGTGGGTTGCATGTCATCCACGCGCAGGAAACGGAGTAGCCTGTCTTTGATGCCGTCGGGATAGCTGTCGGGAATCTTGCCGTTGGAGTATCCGTATTCCGTGAAGTTGCCCGATTGGTAGTCGTACATGCGCAGGGATTTCCAGCCACTGGGTCTCTGGATGATCTCGGCGTTCCAGATGTGCGCCGCCGTTCTTCCATGGGCCGGCGACGAAGAAGCGGGTGCCGGGCGGGTATTCTCGCATGGCCTTGATCGTCACCGCATTGGAGTGCTTTTGGGTGAACTTGCGGTGGTTGCCGTTCTCGTCCACCCACATGTCGGCGATGTTCCAGTAGTAGCCGTCTGCGGAGTTCCTGTGGTTACCGACCGCCTGCACGTCGTAGCCTCGCAGGCGCAGTTCGGCGGCCTGGACGACCCTCTGGCAGTTGATGCCCCACGGGTTTTTCGAGAAGTTCGGCGCGTACCCATTGTCGAGCTTCTTCTTCATCCACATGTCCCACATCGGATTCACCTCGTCGTGGGTGATCTCCTTGAGAGAAGTACGTGGGGTCATGGTCTTCAACGCACGGATCTTCTCACCGGCCACGCCTTTCCTCTGCTTGCCGGTTTCGGCAAGCTTGTGGCCTTGTCTCACCTTGTCGGGGTGCATATGGCGCATGAAGTACGCGAGCGAGTTCACGTTGTTCGGGTCGTAAGGCCCGTAGAAACCTTGGCCGCGCTTGGGCTCGCGGTAGGGTGCGATGTTCGCGAGCCCGGCCTTGAGATCGTCCGGTATCTCGCCGGTCTCCAATACCTTGCGCGCTGTTTCATAGATTTTGAGGTATTCGTCGGGGTCGTAGCCTTCGATGCGGTTGCTTCCCTTGCCCCATTCGGGGACGATCTCACACTTGCAGTTGCCGCCATGAAAGCTGGTGCCAAAGTCGGCCGTGTCCTCGGACGCGTAGACGTAACCACGGCTCGCGAGCATGATGCAGAACGCGCATGGCTGCCGGCTGTTCGGCACGCGAGCATACCTCGGCCGGTGTGGATCGCGGCGTGCGTTGCGGCGGATGGTCTGGCGGCCGGGGTTCCTGATCTCCCGGTCCATGAGGTTGTTCAGGTAACGCAGCAGCTCGTCGGGGTTCGCCTTCTTCTCCGGCGAATCCCACAGGATGCCGGCCTTCCAGCGGATCAGCTTTCTGACGGCCTCATCGTCATTGGGGTTCTCGACCTCGGCGGTGAACGTATCGTCGAAGTGTTTGGCGTACATGCGTTCGTACCAGTCGGCGGCGGCCGTGCTAGACGCGTCGGCGTGCTTGCGGATGATGGCCGGCACGAGGTCGAGCAGAATGTCACGCTGTCGTGCCGCCGGCAGACCGGAGATTTCCCACCACAGTTCTCCGAGGTCAAGCCTCGCGAGCCTGACCGCCTCCTGTTGGCTCGTTCTCAGCTGGTTCAGATCCTTGGTCGTCACCGGCATTGGCGCTCCTTAGGATCATGTCCAACGTGTCACGTCCGCGGTCACGCGACTGCTGCGATCGCAGCGAGCGAATCTCACTGCCGTCCAATCCGAGCCGGCGCAGGCCGACTTCGCTGGTCGCATACGACTGGTTGACCTGACTGATCTTCACGTACGCGTCGGCGCGCGCCCCATCGCTGATTTCGCGGGTGGGAGCCCACGCGGGCTTTACCCGTTTCAACTTCGTCTGGCGGTTCAGCAAGCCCGTCACTGAGGCATACGGCCATGCGCGCAAGTCGGGTCAGCTGCATGCCGAACAATCGGTTCTGCCGGTCGGCGCGGCGGGTGAGCTTGCGCTCCGCGGCGGCCATCGCCTCCGCGGATGACGGGTTATCCAAGGTGATGCCGAGCGAGTCCACGGGAAGGTCGGTGTCAGATGCGACCACCAAGGCGATGGTCTTCAACATGTCCGAATGGGGCTGCATCGATGCCTGGCTGATCTGTTGCAACGTGGGGTTGTCGCCGTCCTCGTCCTTGCTAATCGCGTTGATTGCGGAGACGAGACTGCTCCATGTGTCGGCGCTGAACGCGTCCTCGTCCATGCCGAGGAACCACAGTTTCGGCACCGCGTAGAACTCCGCGCTGGCCTCCATGCGCACGAGCGTCCTGAAGCCCATGTCGGTCAGGGCCATCACGGGCCGGGTGACGCGTGAAGTCCCCAGCGGCTTCGACAGCTGCGGGTCGCTGATGAGCGGCACCACGGTCGGTTCCGGCCAGTGCGTCTCATACCGTTCGGCGGCCCAGCTGCCGTACGAATCGCGGACTATCTGGTAGACGACGCCGGGAAGGAACACATTGAACGCGGTGACGCGCCCCTTGCTCGTGGCGTCGTTGATGGTCAACGCCGCCGCCAGCCGGTTGCGCCGCCCATCCCAGATCGCGGCCGACCATTCGGCCGAACGGGGTGTTACCAGCAGGTCGCCGGTATCGGGATCGCCGGTAAGGGTGAGGAACGCGCAGCCATGCGTGTAGGCGGATACCACGGTCTGCGGTATCGCCAGTTCAAGAGCGTTCAGATCGGTGAGCTCGTCAAGCCCATATGGGTCCGTGCCATTGGCGTAGACCCAGCCGTCGAACACGGTCAGGTCGGCCAAGGAGCGGACGGCCTTGGCGGGCCAGCCGATGCACGCGCTCACGTTCGCCTTGATGCGGTCGGGAATCGAGATGCCGAAGTCCTTGAAACCTTCCTTCGCGCCGTAGTAGCCGGTGCGGATCAGGTTGCGCGGATACCGTTGCCGCCACACCTTCATCAATGTCCTGACCGTCGGCATGTCGTCATCGGCGACCCCGGTGATGCGGGTAGCCCCGAACGAAGTGACGTCGAGCGGTCGTTTCAATGCGCTGGAAAAGATGCCCTCGTCGGCCATATGGTTCACCTCATCACCCGTTGCTTGCGTCCCGGCCGGCGCCGTGTCGTCCACGCTCCCTGCGTGGCGACGGTCACGGCCACCAAGGGACTGATGTCTATGTCGTTGCCGGTCTTGTTCCAGCCGAACGCGCCCGATCGGCCGATGGGCCGCGTGGTCACGTTCGACACGGCCTTGCCCAGCTGCGGCTGATCCGCGTCGGGCAGATGATGCAGCATGCCGGCCTGTATCAGGTCGAGCATCCTGCCGCACGCCTGGCCCATCTCGTTCGCGGTCACGATCTTCACCGGCACGTGCCGCGCCTTCAGCTCCGGCAGCAGCACCATGGCGGGACGTCACCGACACGGCCCGGAAGGTCAACTGCATCGTGGATCCGCCGGTCACACGGGTGGCGTTCGGCGCATGCCCGTTCTGCGAGCACGGCGTCGTATGGGGAGAGCCCAGAGCCCACATGGGCGAATGCCGTTCCTGCGGCGCGCAGGTGAACCGCACCTACGTGGCCGACCGGCTGCTCGACAGGCTCGCCCGATCCGAGAAGAAGGGCACGCCCAAACAGATCAGCCGAGAATGCGCGAGAGCCGGCATCCGCCTGCCCACCTCGACCATCCGCACGTGAATCCACCAGAAACGGCTCACGCCCGACGAGCACGGGCAC